TAATGAAACTATTCTATTCCTCAAAAATGGGCAAAGTAACGCCACATCTTCGGCTATTCCTTATTTACTTCGCCTTTTGGCGGGGTCATCGCTTTAATATGATGACCTGTCATTTTCTGGTGATGAACCAATTGAATCTTGTGATGCTCTAATTGCCTATCCAAATGATCACCATGAAGCTCTGCGTCAATGCGTTTTAACTCAACCATTAACTTCGCTTTTTCCATGGCATTCTCAGACTGATCCATCTGGGCATCCATCATCATTTTCTTCACTTCCATGGCAAGCTTCGTTTTATCCAACTCATGCTGCTGCATATCTAATTGAATCTTGGCTGCGCGTTCCTGGACTTGCTGTTGCTTGATTTGCATCTCAGCTTGCTTTTGCTGTTGTTCCATTTGCATCATCATTTGCTGCGGATCGGGCTTTGGCGCAGGCGGCGGCAAACCTTCTTCCTTGGCAATGATTTCCGGTGGAACCAATGTCTTTAAACGTTCGACCAATTGTGGCATGAATTGAACGTCGAGCTGCTTACCCCAAATGTCTGCGACCAAATTGAATATTTGTGGATTGGCTTGCAGCGTCTCTTGCAGGAATTCGGTTGCAACTTCCTTCTGGACTGCAAAGCTTGGTCCAGTATCGATCTCAACGTCAAAGTCCCCGGCGGTTAATTCATTCTTGATTGATCCATCGGGCATGGTTTCATTGATGATAAGATTTTTGGATTTGCCGTCTTTTTGAGTGATGGAGACGTGTCGATTAGGCTCGCCATAAATGACCGGCAATAGATCCAACACGACCCGACCACCTTGCTCAACCGCTTGATTCAAATTATCGAAAAATACATAAGCCGACATTGAACCTTCTAACTTGCGTTCACGTCGCGCTTTGCCTGATACGTCGCGGCCTTGCAACTCCTCGGCTTCGCTGAACCCGAGAATCTCATTGATATCTTGATTCGCACGTTGGAATTGTTCCAGAAGCCCGTGTGATATTTCCCAGGCTGGCATCTTCGTTGGCATTTGGCCTGTTTTTGGATCAGGCTTGGCAATCAAAATACCATTCTGCAATTCAGGGTTACGCCACATTTGCTCATTGCCAAGAATGTTATCAGGCGTTCCAATCCATTGTTCTCGGCGTCGATTCTTGATTTCAGCGGCAATCTCAGAGCCCACATAGTTCAGGAATCGTTGCGCATCACGCGCTTCGCGGATGAAGGATCGAGTATATTGCTTGCCTTCAATGAAGCACGAATCGCCATCCACAAAGATGATAGGCAATTGCTTGGATGGCCATTTAGCGAAATCGATGATCTTATCTTTGGTCAGCCGATAATGCATGATGTTGTAATCTTGCGTTTGGCGCTCAGCCACAATAGTGGGGATCTCGCGCAGGATCATGTCACCCACGACAATAGAATCCTTTGCCAATTCCCGCATCAGTTTGAATTTGGATTGCATGTCCTCCCACTGGGACAAACTGACGAACATTCCGTTCGATAATTTATAGGCTTTAGTGGAATACCATTCTTTTTTGTAATAGTCACACACCACAATCGTATCCCGTGTTTCCCATTGGAAGTCGAGCAATGTGCGAGGATCGGCATAAGAAACAGGATTACGAATGTAAGGATAGGTAGCAAAGAATTCTTCTTTAGTGAATACATAATTTCTCGCGCAGTAGTTGCCATCACCTTTATGGGGCTTTAATGCCGTAGGATCAAAAGCCGTTCGGGTTGGATCAGGAATAATATTGTATCGGATGACTTGATTGAAGCTGAACGGGGATTCATACTCAATACCAATTTGATAAGCACCGTAACCTGAGTAAAGGGCGTTTCGAAATGCTGTTTGATACACTAAATCGTTTTGTGATTGGTATGCTATCGTTCGGACTAGATCGGCTCTCAGATCTAATTGTTCTTGCTTCGCGCGTCCTGTTAATGAACGTACCAATAAGTCTGGCTTGTTTTTGCGCTGTTCTCCTACGATCTTTTTGGTGGCGTCGTAAACCTTATTGAAGGTCATCGGAGGTTTGAATAGACGATTGAACTCGGATCGTTCTAAGGCTGTCCACTGATCACGCAATACAAAGTTCGCGTCATCCTTGCCTTTGGTGATGTTTTCGTTGAAGTAGCCATTCCAGATATTGAGATCGTCGCGGGCGCGAGCAATGACATCCATCTCATTAATACGGGCTTCCTGAAGACTATCTAGGCGCCGCTCATCCATTTCATTGATTTCGGCAGATGTTAAATCCGTTTCGACACTATTCACGTCGTAGTTCATATACCATCCTTGGCAATAGTTGAATCTATTCTAGCGTTTTTTAACTAATGTGGGTATTGCTTATTGCTCTCTCCGATCCCGTTGAATGACCTTGAGCGTTAATAACCAGTCGATAAACTGCGTACGAGTCTTAGAATTAGCGGAACCTAGGTTACCGTAATAGATCATCTCCAAAGGACTCCCGATCCTTCACAAGCAGGGCAAACTAAAGGTTCATTAGGATTATTTTTCATATAAATTTGCGCTAATGCTTTGTTCATTAACCCAGGCGCACAAACAGGACATTTCTTCGGTTCCAAAGGGGGTTTTGGCCTACTAGCTAAATTGTAAATTAATTCCGCTATTAAACTACCGACCTGTTTAAACTCTATTTCTAAATCATCTATGCGTTTGGATAATTCTTCACTCATCACTTATCCGCCAAATTCTTAATTGCCATCGCGTATTTCGCTATTAACTTGCTAGCTGTTTCCTTAACATTGTCCGCATCATAATCAGGCTCTCTCGCCATCGGCATTAAACAATCTTCGCATTTAGCGTAAGCATTGAATTCTTGGAGTTCTTCGCAGGTTCTACAGATCACTTGGGTCAAACTCCTCAATGACTATTTTGTCTGGTTCTCTATCTAAAATTATTCGTTGTTTACAAATTACTTTAGCTTCTAAGGCTGTTGAAGCAAATCCTGCATATTCCCAGCGGGTGAATAATCCAATTCGTTTTTTTTCGATTGTATAACTAGCGTAGTTTTTTTCTTTTATGATTCTATATTTGTATCTCACGATTTATCCTCCATTCTGGGAGCACATTCAATGCATAAATATGAAGGTTTATGAAGTTGATGATAAATTTCACCAAGCACATTTCCCATGAAATCCATACATTTTGCACATTGAAGTTCATGATTATTTAAAATCATAATTGCTGAAGAATGATTTATCATCCCCGAATCACGAATGGATTCTAGTTTTTCAAACCTTCTAAAAATATTTTGGATATCTGTCTCAGCATCCTCAATATTTGTTCGATGAACTCTTAATTGATCCGTTATATTCTGATTTATTTGATAATGCTCATTTCGCTCTTTGATTTGAGATTCTTCTAACTTCTGAAATCGTTCTTCTAATTGTTCGAATTTCACTACAATAGGATCTTTAGGCCAAACAGCTTCCCACTTAGGCTTATCCTCATCCACTTGGCAAAAATGGCACTCCATGTTTTTGCGCTTGCCGTGAGAGCATAACAAACCATCAGCTTTATCACTTAGACATTTAGTACAAACTATTCCTTTTGGTAAAGTATGAGGACAAAATTCTATTTCTGGAACATGACAACCTGACATTTATTTTTCCTTATTTATCTAAATTCAACTTTATTGCAACGTTTGCATCTATATCTCATATATTGTCTATCCATATTTTCTTTACCTGGAAAGTAACATTCACAAATAAGAAAATTTTCATAATCGTAATCATGCCAGAATATTTTGCAAATCAGCCACTTAATCATCCTTCACTCCAATCTCTATCAAAACCTCTTGTTCTTCAGTCACCGTGGCCAGTCCTTACCAAAATGCTTCAATGCCATTTCTTTTAGAGCAATTAATTTCTTGATGTAATCATCTAAATCGCAAATATGAATATAATCATCACAAGCAACTTCTTCATTTATTCAACTCATAAATTAATTTCAAAATTGGATAAACTACTTGAGGAACTATTGCATTGCCCAAAGCCTTTACTCTATCTTTGTCCAGTTTTCCGGAAACCCCATCATTTCTTCGCACAATCTCGGAGTTAAACTGGAACCAGTCTTCAGCTTTATTAATCTTCCAAGAGATAGGGATGAGTTGTGACCATTCTTGTTGTACCTGCGATAGGTTCCATTCTTGGTTATCTTGTAGTTGTCCATCTTTCCGAGTATCGCACCACAAGTGGCATCGCTTGCCATCACGGTTGGCAATAATATATATCCTTTCTCTCTTGTGAGGGGCGAAGATCGAACAAGCTGGGATAACCAAGTTTTGTATGAGATATGACTCTCCTTCCAGGTCGCCCACGATCCGTTCGAGGCCATTGCGAACAATCCCTGGCACATTTTCGATAACAATATAAGATGGACGACATTCGCTGATGATTCTAAGCATTTCGGGCCACAAGTATCTGTCATCATTAATTCCTTTCTTTTTTCCGGCTACGGAGAATGGTTGGCATGGAAAGCCACCCGTCAGTAAATCCACTTTGTCTGTAAACGTAAAATCCTTAATGTCTGAATGAATCAGAACATTCGGCCAATGCTTTTTTAAAACTTTCTGACAAAATGGATCTTTCTCTACAAACTGTATTGTTTCAAATCCAGCCCATTTAGCGGCCAACGCAAAGCCACCAATTCCTGAGAAAAGATCAAGATGTTTCATACCGCATCCTCAACCACTTCCCAATCGTCATTTATTAAATCCTCGACTGAAAGGATGCCATCACAATTATAACAAGAAATACATTCGCCGTTTAAATCCATATAGAAATGTAAACCCCATTCTTTCCGCCGAATCTTCTTCCCCTTCCGCATTTCAGCAAGTGCTTCTTCAAATTTCATTTCTCATCCTCCGGCGGAGTGGGTAATGGCATCCAATGTGTTACATTTTCATTCTTTACAGTTAAGCCAGAATTCCAGTCCTTCCAAAACACAAAGTTTGTTTTATGTGCGAGAAGAAAACTTCCGTCGTTTAAATAACACAAAACTTCAGTAGACCATTTTAAATCACCTGAATCTTGTACAATTTCAGGCAATCGTTCGGAACATTTTATCCATTCAGTCATTTCCTAGCCTTATCCAACGGATCTAAATGTCTGTACTTGAAATTCGGGTTTAATATCCAATGTCTGATATGGCCTGCTCTGCCGTGTCGATCATCGCCGACGGCAAAATCGAGATATTTCCAAGTGGTTTTATCATCGTGTTCGTATTTCCAATAGCGCTTATAGACTATTTCCGGTTCCTTCATCTTCATTCCCTAATAATTTATTTCCTTCAATTTCGATAACTTGCCATTCGCCTTCGATTATTGGCTTTGTTCTGAAAGTGCGTGTTTGTTGATATTGCGGGGGATATTCCATCTTGACTGTATCGCCAACTTGCAAAGTGGGATCATTTATTTTCTTGATCATAAATACCTAAACGCTGGATTAAACATATTTTCTGGCTCTTTTGCGCCTTTCTTTTTAATGATGCTGGCGGCTGCATGTTCCATGGCGCGATATTGCAATGGGTCATGAATGTGTGATGCCATATTTTTAAATGGCTTATCTTTATAGCGTTCTTCACCCGAAACCGCAAGACGCTGGAAGAAATAATCTTTGATGAAACCTTTGCGTAATGTAGGGCAATTCTTTCGATCTAATTGAAATGCGGGTTTTCCATCAATCATGGTATTTAAGAAGAATCGAACGGAGGCTAATCGTGGTTCTAAATCATTGCTTCGTGCTGCGATCGTTTTAATTTGCATTTCATTTAATTCACCAATACAAGATAGCTCTTCAATGATGGTGTCACGCGCACCCCCAGCCGGATCACCCACATTGCTTTCACCAATCGGGCAATAAGGGAAATCCCTCTCGAGTCCTGGGAGAACTACTGACTCAACGAATGTGCGAATGCCCATGCCTTCTGAACAATATTCTTTGAGCGCAATAAGCTTTCCACGCGGTGTGAGCTGCGTAACTAAACAGGCGGGTGTCAACCCAAAGTCGAAAGCTAAATCAATTGGATCGCCTTGAATTGCTTTTAATCCATCAGCACTGTGCAAGTCATCGTTATATTCAGGATAAACAATTTTGCCAAAGCCAACCGATCCCCAATCGCCAAGACAAAATACTTTGACGAAGTTCTCAGTCTGCCCTTCCGACAATTTGGTGTAGTAGTCACCCGCGAGATTGCCAACGTTATCGGCATAAACATTTTGCTGCCATTTTCCATCTTTATCTTTGACTAAGCCTGGGGGCTGTTTAAAGAGTCGATAGTTTTCAACAGGTCTTTCCTCAAAATCTCGATAAATCCAGTGATCAGTTTCGCAAGGATTAGTGTCAGCAATGATACCAGACCAATAAGGCTGGCTACAAAACTGACGGGAAGGATAACGGCCATTAACGCGGCCTTTAAAATGAGAGAGAGCATTTTGAGGCAATTCGGATAATTCATTAAGATATACGCCTGTTAATTCGAGTGATTTAACCTTTCTAACATCGTCTGGCCGATCTAGCGCTAAGAATATGACTTCCAACTCAACGACTCCGTAACCATCGTTGAACATGTGCTCATAAGTCAGAAGTGGCTTTTGTCGCTTGTGAATATCGCCAAGCTCGCCAAACCAAGCCAGCCATGTTTGGAGGGTGGTTGAGTAAAGCTCGCCGCTTGTATTTCTGACGATAGCCCAACGGGCTTTGCGTCGCCCATTAAACCAGATGGGCATTTGACACGCTGTCCTGACGATGTGCTGGACGCACATTGTAGACTTGCCGGAACCATAAGGACCAACCACAAGACGTACAAAACTATCGTCATCATGAAAACGATGGCCAGTAGCAGTTGGGATATACAATCGGTTATTTTGGTGAACGTAAAAGAGGGTTCGGTCATCTTCAAATTTAACGTGCTGGGACGTTCCTCGCGCATGGGAATTCTCTAACTCTTTAAGGCGTTTTAATAATTCGGTCATTTGCTATCTTTTTGCTTAGACTGCTTCACTTGCTCAGACGTTGTGAAGCGACTAAGGCAGCGCAAACACTCACGCCGCCTTCTGATTTCTTCTGTCTTGTCATTGTGAGTCGTATCAACAACCCGCGTGTCGGGATAATTGCATGAAATACATCGCATTTGTCATCCAATACTAATTATTGACGTTGCAAAAATTCCTTATAACACTCATCTTCATACGCTGTGTAATCCGATGCTGCGCTCAAGACATCATGATCACGATAAATGACTTGGCCATATTTAACAGCCGAATCAATCATAAATGCCAATGCATTGCCTTCCGATGTTTTTGTTTCATAAGCAAAACAAAGCGCTTCCGCCAAATGATCCAACGCATCACGAATAAACTCTTTCTCTTCCAGTCGTTGCTTTGCTCGCATGATATATCCTTATTCGAACTTATCCCGCTGTCTCATCACTTGCCCACGAGCGATATTGCCCGGATCATTCTCCGGCCAAGCTGTAAGCGATGCTTTACCTTGCCAAGAGCTATGAGATGCATCGCCAGTTTCCGCTGTTTTTGGCATCGGAGCGCATTTATACGCCGGAATTGCGCCCTTCGGTTCATTTCTAACAGGCAAAATAGGACCATGATGATTAACAGACTTATATCCGCTGTTATCAGCCATCCCCAAATCTTCAAGTGCTTTGTCCATTGTCCGCTTCTCCCTTTCTTGATTCTTCCAATTTTTCAAGCCGCTCTCTAAATTCGATCTCGGCTGCCTTATCCGTAAATTGATTGCGCCAGCGACGTTCTAATATCCATGCTCTGGATTGCCAACGCTCACTCTGTTCTTCAAGAGCGTCCATGTGGCCAACAATCTTGTGTGATTCTGCTTCTTTTATGTCCTGCAAAAACTTGGAAAATTCAGAATCAATGCCATTTTCAATATCTTCTAATCCATGGCGCAGCCATCCATATAAAGTCGATTCTGATATGCGCGCATGCCATGCAGCCATTTGATAAGGCAGGTTCTTAGAAATAGCGGAAATTATTTTAGCCCGGACTTCAGGACAGATTTTAGTGGGACGACCGCCCCCTTCACCTTGATCTTATCACACCCAAAGAAAAGATGAAAATAATGCTATTCGAGTATTGACATTCCATCACAAAACGTTACAATAGCTACATAAACAACGACAACAGAGGGCAACAAAATGAAGTTCATCCTAGTAGAGATTCACAAAAAAGACGGCATCATCAAATTATTCGAACATGAATGCCCCGAACCAGTCTATGACATGCTAAGAAAATGGCAGATGTACAACGATCAAGCCACTTATGAAGTAATGCAAGGAGCCTGAAATGTATTTTCAATGTAAATGCGAACACAAGAAACATCTATTCGATGAGAAAACAGGCAAAGATTTCCGACAATGTTCAAATGGAGTAAATGGCAATGGCTTCATATGTGAAACCTGCAAAGAAAATTGTTTATCACCTAAAGAAACAGAAACCGAAATCTGTTTTCTATGCGACAAAGAATTTCCTTGGGATGACAATAAAAGTTGTTACGCAGGACAAACAAGATTAGGCGACTTAATTTTATATTGCGATGATTGCGCGTGGCATCTTGGCTTAAAATTTCCGGAAGAAAACAAAATTCAATTAAAAAAAGAAGAAACCCGAATAGTAAGAAAAGATCGAGATCAATTTCATGTTCAAGGATTAAAAAACGGAGAATGGATGATGTTTTGCATCTGTGACTCTCTGTCTGGTGCAAAAACAAAAAGAGAAGACTTAATGATATTTGGCTTAGACGGCATAATAGTAGAATAAAGGAAAAATAAAATGAGATTCGTATCAAACAGTGAAACTGACATAATTATTGCTGAATTAAACCATTACCAAAAAGAAATGAAAGTCTCAAAAAATGAATTCGAACAACGCAAAGATCTATTGTGCGAAGGTTATCTATTAACAAACCAAGAATTAGTAACGGTTAATGGAATTCTTCTCGCCACCTGGAAATTCGCCCCCCGAAAATCCTTCAATCAAGAAGCTTTTAAAACCGACCATCCCGAATTATTCGCCCAATACCAAGTCGAAAAAGATATCCGCACCTTTTTATTAAAGTGAGAGAAAAATGCATTTTTTATTAATATTGATTTTAAGTGCTATCGTTTATGCCCTAGCAGAAGGAAATGGTCGGAACGAATAAAAAAAATCCCCGCCAGGTAAGTAGCGGGGGTTAGCAAAGTTTGCTGCATTTACAACGTCTTACAGGAGTGGTGCAATATCGAGGTTCGGGTCAATCATAATCCGAATAATACTTCATTTGCAATACTTGTTTCATAAACCATGATTCCTGTCGCAAATCCATAATCTCCGCTTGCAAATAAAACACCACAAATAACAAAAATGCCAATGCCACTAATCCTAACGCTCGCATTAACCGCCAAAAAAATTTCATGTTCCATCGCTCCCAAAATACAACTTCAACACATTGCGCAACTCAGCAATGAGAACGCCCGACATCATCACTAAAAAGTGCTTCACCGCCGAATCCTTCACAAACCCAATCGCCACCAAATCCACCACCAATACCAATACCAGCGCCGCCACCAACATTTCCCGAAAGAGCTCAACCCTCTCCCCCATCTGGCGAGCCGATGCCCTATCTTCTACCTCCGCCTTCACCATTGCCTCTTGATGCTGCCATTTGCCAGTTTCAATAGCCGCTGACTCCTTGCTATCCCCCGAAAAAGTACTCACCACCGACGCAATCGCTCCTGGCACATTCCCCACAACAAGGTTCTCCACCACCGGCGCCACCTCTTCTACAATCTTTTCCAGATCACTCATAGTGCCCCCGATACCATCACAGTTGACCACCAGTTCACCCGGTTAGGTTCTTTGTGCGCAGCGAGTGAATTAAGCATTTCTTTACCAGCCGACGCAAAATCATTGCGCGCCAGGTATTTGATCATGTTGTGAAACCCCATGATCCCTGCCAAACCCAGATTAAAACACATGTCTGCCAAAATGATCTTCCTAGCATCATTGAGCGCAGCGTAGCCGGGCACGTGCGAGGCAACTCCCGCCAGCGCATCATCCAAATCATGCGAAAACAATAGATCGGCTTCGGCTTGGCTGACGCCTTTGGTTGAGAGGCATCTCCCCCACCCGATGGTGGAGTTGCCTTCGCTGTCGAGGTAAGGCAATAGCCGACACTTCTCCCAGCCTTGAGTCGCTTTAGTCAAATCCTGCCGTGCCTGTGGTAACAAGATCTCCATACTCCTCTCCTTCATCCATCGCGCCCAAATCCAAACTCATCGCTGGATCGCAAGGCCTGCCACATTTGTCACACACGTAGTAATGCGTCGTGTGTCCCTCAACCGTCATCGCGTCCTTACAACACTTGCTAACAAACATCTTTTCCACCCATGTAATCCATTATCACCCTAATCGCCTCATCACACCCACAACAAACCGAAGCCTGATAACCTTCCCCATTTAAAAACGAAATCCAGCCCTTCTGCGCCTCTGAAACCGTTCCCCCTGACCTTCGCTTCATTTCAATAAATAACCCTGCCATACCGCGCCTACGATAGGGAATCATCAAATCGGGAACACCTGCCGATACCCCAGCCCTTTTCAATGCGACCGCCTCAACCATATGCCGAGCGCCGCCATTGGGAATGGCAAAGCTCTTAATCCCCTTCAGGTTGAGCCATTTCACCAGCGCTATTTGTTCGGATGCTTCCTTGGGCTCCTGCTTCCGTAACTTGAACTCCTTCATCTCGACCACTTTCCCTTTTTCCATTCGCCTCTCTCCATAAAGCCTTTAGGTCACCAAATGATTTTGTCACCATTATCGATTTTTTTGACATGTATATTTCCTTTTCATTTCCTTAAAAATTGTCCATAAATCCTATACCAATAGGGTAACCAGGGTAACCAGGGTATCCACTTTCTATATATTGCTTTTTCACTCTTTTTTATAATATTTATATTTATATAATGAAATGGTTACCCTTGGTTACCCTATATCCTATGACGCTTACAGACACGTGGCTTTTAGCTAGGGTAACTGATCGTAAAATAGGTTACCCTAAGGGTAACCTCCAGTTACCCTATTAATATCTCAAGGGATATTCTTGATCATTAGTATTATTTCTGTACTTTATATATACAGGAACTTCATGAACTTTAATCCCATTAATTTTTTTACCTTCTACACCGTTTTTCTCGGTCAAAATTTTACCCATTGCGGTCGCATCTGCTCGATTAGGTTTTGTATATCCCATTTCTTCCAATACAGCGGTTGCGGTAAGCCATTTTCGCGCCGGATTAGACCAGTCATACCAGGTTAATAACTTTTCCCGCAATGGATCGGTTCTCTCATGATTTTTATTAGATTCATTAACAAAAGATTGGATATCGGAATCAAGATAAGTCAATGCGCCTGCTTTCCATGTCGCATAAGTTTCAGCCCATACTTGTTGCATGTCTAAACCATGGTCTAGATCGATTTCTTTAACAATGATTGTCCACCATCGACGATTTCCGGTGTCATCAATTAAAAAGTTTGAATCATTTACTGTAGCAACATATGCGCTTCGTCTCGCCAATCGAGTTGATCGACGAGCATATGGCAATCGAACGTCATCTGATTCCATAGTAATAAAACTTTTTAAACGTCCTATTTCTGACTTTTTGAAGATCGAATCAAGCTCACCCAATTCACTAATCCAGTAACGCGATAATTGAATAACACTATCTTTATTAGTGGGATCAAGGAATGCTCCCTCTCGAATAGCATCACAATCAATGGGATCAAGAGACTTTACCCATCTTGTTTTTCCGATATTTTGCGCACCTTGCAAAACAAGAACACCATTGTTTATAAATCCATCATGGCTATGCGCAGCAGCAATGGCACAGACCATCCATGTTTTAATAATTTTTTTAGCAAGCTCGGGTTCTTTGGCATCAATGGTATTTATAAAATTATCAAGTCTATAAATTCCATCCCAGGGTTTTAATGCGATTGATTCAGCGATAGGATGGTAAGAATTATTAAAAGCTAGTTTATCCAAATGAATATCAAGTTGTTTCGTTGGCATACCATTAATTGTGGCAATATAATTTACTTGAAATAAAGCATCATTTTCAACATCATCAGGAAAAATAGTATAAGTCGAAAAATTTATTTCACGTCGTCGAGTCATTAAATTGTAGCGGATTTCTGCTTTAAAATGTTCTAAAAGCCATTTAAGATTTACATGAGTATCTAAAACCTTGATTTGCTTTCCTTTTTCAACGGTTTCAGGATAAATCAAGCTGGATGTGACTTTGAAGCATTCATTATTTTGCATTTGTCTCTCCTTGACAGGGGTTTAATGTCTTGCATTTTTCCGAGCATACATTAAAATAAACCCTGCATATTGTTGATAAAAAGCCCATTGATCCAACTCGCAATGAGTTCCTTGGGTGAAAAATGGACTTAGTTTCTAATGGGGCGTTAGTCGCGCCCCGGTAGAATCAGCAGCTTACGCCTTGAACTAAGGCCTTACAATGATAATTTGCCGCTCAACTTCTTCAATTCCGGCATGACAAAATAAATCATTAAAGTCGGTCAACTTGCCTGAAATACCTTCTGAAAAAATAGGATAATGCAAGCTAGCTCCAATTAGTTTGGCGGCTTCTCGCCCGTATTTAAGTCCAATGTTTTCCTTTAAATGAATATCATTATCAGCGCAAATTTGAAAAGACGAAAAAACATATTTCCTTCTTAATAAAATAGAGACGTTCACTAAATTATCCGCATTAAAAGCACACACAACCGGCGCTCCAACCGCTTCATAAATAGAACAAGCTGTCGCCCATCCCTCACAAATTCGCACAGTGTCATGCGGCAATATCTGCTCGCCCAATAGCATAAATCCACCACGATAAGTGGCGTCTTTCTTAAAGCGCTTGCGCTTGCAATCAG